TAATTACTGGTTCTAGTCCTAACGTTATTATTGGTATCTAATTATGGCAAAAGCAAAAGTCGGTCTTGTAAAATCAAATTACATTGAAGGCGCTCCTAAGAAGACTCGTCAAGGGCGTTCTAAAAACACTCACCTTGGAGCATCTTCTCGTAACGGTCGTAAGAAGCGTTATCGTGGTCAAGGTCGATAAATAATAATCAGGGATAGCAACCCCTCTAAAAGTTCTGGTCCACCAGTACTTCGGAGATATGGCAAACCATCCCGTTCCTGATAATGTACCCGAAATAATGAAAAAAGAATTTGGTACGTCTGTACTAATTACAGATCCTCGTTCCGATGCTTATTTGAATCGTGTTAAACAAAATGTCCCACCTAAAGATAGAAATTCTAGATGGTGTGGCGGTAAAGGAGGATTTGACGATTACGTAGAAAGATGGCACTAAAAAAAGTCACTGGTAAACAATTTACGAAATCTCGTTCTTTTAAAGATTTCAGCATAGGTATGGAAAGAAATCCATTTACTGATGATGCTGCAGTGGTACAAAATGATAGTTCTATAAAACAGGCAGTTAAAAATTTAGTTTTAACTTCTCCTGGAGAAAAACCATTTCAACCTTTAGTGGGGTCCAAGGTATCCAGACTTTTGTTTGAACCTTTGGACCCTTTTACTGCAGATACGATTAAGGAAGAAATCATAAATACCATTAACCAATATGAACCTAGAGTTCAGTTAACTGAAGTTCTAGTCACACCAATTTATGAAGGTAACAAACTCAATGTTTCTATAGAATACAGAATTGTCGGGTTACCTATTGTGGAAACAATCTCATTTGTTTTACAGAGACCTGAGTAATGCAACCTACAAACCTAACTGCTCTAGATTTTGAAGATATTAAATCTTCCATTAAGTCGTATCTAAGAACTCGCACAGAGTTTACAGATTATGACTTTGAAGGTTCTTCATTGTCGTACCTTATTGATGTTTTAGCATATAACTCGTACTATAGTGCGTTTAATGCGAATATGGCATTGAATGAAGCATTTTTGCCATCTTCAACAGTAAGAGATAATGTCGTTGCTATTGCAAAACTGTTAAATTATGTTCCTCGTTCGGTTAAAGCATCTCAAGCATGTTTGAAATTAGAGGTTCAAACTTCTAATGAAACTGGAACTTATCCAAGCACAGCAACATTAAAAAAAGGTCCAGTTGCAACTGGTGGTAATTATGTTTGGAACATTCTCAGTGATAGAACAGTTGAGGTTAATGCTACAACTGGAGTAGCAACATTTGATAATGTTTTAGTTCGAGAAGGTAGTATCGTAACATTTTCTTACGTCGTATCTACTTTTGGAAAACAAGAATATAAAATTCCTTCCCCCGATGTTGATATTTCTACATTGGTTGTTAGAGTTAAAGCTAACGAATCCTCTACATCTTCAGACCTCTATACAAAAGTTGAAACCGTAACCAATTTATCTCCAACCAGTAGAGCATATTTTCTATCCGAGTCTGAGGATATGAGATATGAAATTAGGTTTGGTGATAATAGTGTTGGCAGAGAATTAACTGATGGCGAAGTTATTGAATTAGAATATCTTGTAACTGCTGGTTCTGAAGCAAATGGTGCAACTACATTCTCTGCTATTGGTAGAATACTTGATAGTAATGGAAGAAGTTATTCTCCCACAACTGTACTTACAACTGTAAAAGAAAAGGGTTCTTTGGGATCTGCTGCAGAAACTATTGAATCTATTAAGTATAATGCCCCTCGTTATTACTCTGCTCAGTACCGAGCAGTAACTGCTCAAGATTATGCAATTATCACTAAGAATCTTTACGAAAATGCAGATTCTGTTGTGGCATATGGTGGAGATTCGTTGAATCCTCCCATTTATGGAAAAGTTTTTATTGCAATTAAAACAAAAACTGGCACAACTCTTAATGATGCCACTAAGAAAGAGATTCAAACAAATCTTCGTGCATATGCCATGGCGTCTATTGACCCAGTAATTGTTGACCCCGATAATCTTTACATCTACTTGAAAGCATTTATTCTTTATGATAGCGGTTGCGGTTCAAATGCTACCGAAATCAAAACCGATGTACAGGCAGGAATTAAGTCTTGGGCAAATCAAACTCAAATTAATAATTTTAACTCAGTATTTAGATCTCAGCAGTTGGAGAAGGCGATTTCTTTGTCCAACAAGTGTGTTACTGACTCCTCGTTACAGGTTAGTTTGTTAAAGTACATCTATCCCAACACTGGTCAAACAAATACTTATTGTGTTAGTACTGGTTCTGACCTTTATGATAGTGCTCCTAGCGGTTCTGATACTAACTGTAAGAAAGAACCCGTTCTCTTATCTGGAACGTTTAGAACAGCAGATAGACCAGGTATTGACCAACAATTTGAAGATGATGGTTATGGTAATCTGAGAACGTTCTATAATACTGGTACTAAAAAGGTCTACACAAATAATACTGCAGGTACTGTTGATTATGGTACTGGTGAAATTTGTTTTGGTCCAGTCAACATTGTTGGTGCTGGCAGTAACCTTACTGCTTCGACAAACCTCACTATCACAGATAGTGTTACTGGAGTTGGAAGCGTAATTTCTACAGAACTTCTTCCAGTTGGACTTCAAATTCCTGTTACATTCATTCCTGCAAATAATACTACAATCCCAGCAGCAACTCCAGGAACGATTATTAACATCATTACACCTGAAGTTACTACAATCGCTGTTGGTCAGGGCAATCCTCCTCCAACAATACCTCTAAATAGTTTGACGCCAAACGTCTTTAATCAGACGCCAACACTGGTAGAAATTGACCCAATCGATACTACTGGTTCCGTTACCACTTCTAGTTGTTTTTAATTAGATGAATATCAATAAAGTTTCCCAGTCTATCAACGCACAGACTCCAGATTTTATCGAGTCAAACTATCCATTATTCAATAAATTTCTTGAGTACTACTATAGGTCTCAAGAAAAAACGGGATTGGGTCAAAATATTCTAAACAATTTTTTAGAATATCTCGATATTGACAAATTAGACATCAACATTCTTGATGGAGCAACAACTTTAGTAGAACCATTGACTATTGATGGTGATACGATTGTTGTAGAAAGTGTAGACACCTTTCTTACCAACAACGGAACTATTTTAATTGGTGACGAGGTAATTTATTATGAAAATATTACCCCAGCACCAAACATTGCTCTTAGTCCTGGTATTTCCTATGAGCAAGTAAAATTAAAGTGGACTAGTCTTGCTAACCCAATCAACTCTTTTGATGGTAGCACTACTACTTTCTCTTTACTGTCGCAAGACACTCCGATTGCCCCTCCATCAGCGCAGCATCTTATTGTAAGTGTATATGGTGAAGTCTTAATTCCTGGAATTGACTACACTATTAGTGGTACTAATATTGTTTTTACGACAGCACCGAGGACAAAACTTCCTGCAGATGATGAAGTTGGGACTTTCATCACATTTTTGAGTGGTTTTATTGATAATGAAATTGTTGGTATTGACAACCTTTCTAATTCTTTTGGTGATGGAAAAACTGAATTTAAGATGACTCGAAATGGGATTTCTTATGAACCCATTGTAGACGAGTTTGTTATTGCTGTTTATGATAACACACTGTTAGTTCCAAAAATTGATTTCTATATTGATAAGGATTTATTCATTTTCAAAACTGCTCCTACTAATGGAAGATTCCTTTCTTTATATTCTATAGAAGCACCAATTCCAAATTTTGGTTCTTCTGCCTCTGCATTTGCTCGTGTTAATGAAGATGGGGAAATCAGTAGCGTTGTTGTAAGTGAATTTGGTGAGCAATATCGTTATGAGTATCCACCAAAGGTAACAATTCAATCTCTTAGCGGTCAAGGTGCCTCTGCAACTGCCCTTGTTAACGGTATTGAATCGGTAACTCTCTTAAATGGTGGACAAGGTTATAGCGCCACTAACCCCCCAACAGTTGTAATTGAACCTCCCACTGAACCAGGTTCGATTCCAGCGCAAATCAGTGCCACCGTTACTAACGGTAGTATCACTTCTCTTACAATTGTAAGTTCTGGTAGTGGATACACATTTACACCCAGAATTAGTTTTAGACAACCAGGTGGTGCAAAAATAAATCCTCCAACAATTGTTGGAGGGTCAATTAGTGGAAATGTTACTGTATCTGATACTGGATTTGGATACACAACAGCACCAGAGATTTATATTGATGAACCAACTGGTGATAATCCTATCAAAGCATCTCTAAGAGCTGTCCTAACAAATGGAGAAGTAACTTCTGTTCAAGTTTTAAATCCTGGTCAGGGATATCTAACAACTCCTAGAATCGCTGTAATTGACCCAGTAGGTGCTAGTGTACTAGAGACAACTGTAGACTCTAATGGAAGACTTGTTGGGATTGAGTTACTCAATGGAGGTAACGGGTACACAGACGTTCCATCTGTCTACATTGTAGATAACAGACCTAATGGTGGTACTGGAGCAACTGCATCTGCCTCTATCTTTAACGGTAGAATTACTGATATCAATATCACTAATTTTGGTAGCGGATATAGTGTTAGTCAACCGCCAACTGTTGTAATTCAGTCTCCTCCACAGGGTAAAGCATCTGCAACTGTTGGATTGAACAAAGTTACAGGATTCACAGTCAATGCAACAGGTTCTGGTTATAGCAAGGCTAAGTTTGAGGGTTGTGCAAGAGCTGCTAGTGGTATTGTTAATTACCTTGAAGATGGTAATGCTGTATTCTCTAATAATACTACAGCATCTACTGCTGCCATAGGAACTTCGGTAAAATGTTTGGATGCTCTTTTTGTTAAGAGACTTCTTGATAAGTACACTGAGCAGTTTTTACCAGATGTACCTTCCTTAGATTACAAATCTATTGATGTCCGTACAGCAATTAAAACTATTAAAGATTTTTATTCTGCTAAAGGAACTTCATTTAGTATTAGTTACTTGTTTAAACTTCTTTATGGTGAACAAGTAAGCGTTTCTTATCCAAAAGACCAAATTATCAAACCATCTGCAGCAACTTGGTCTGTAGATACTATTCTGCGTGCCACCATAGTTAGTGGAAACCCTGCAAATATTAAAGATGCTCTGATTGTACAAGAAGAAGACATTGCAGACGTTAATGTTAAATTTGCAAGTGCTTTGGTTGAAAACTTTATTTCGATTAAAACTTCGGATGTAGAAATTTACGAACTTGTAATCTCTGAAGAAACAATTGAAGGAAAATTCACTGTCCCATATAAGACAAAACTTGCAGAACCATTAGCAACTGATACTAGCATTATTACTGTTGACTCTACAATCGGTTGGCCAGAAAGAAATGGAGAATTTGTTATTGGTGGTAGTGAAGTAGTACAATATAAAGAGAAGTCTCTTAACCAGTTTATTGAGTGTACTCGTTCAGTAAATGGTGTTGTTGAAGATTGGGATTCTGCTACAGAGGTAACATCAAACTTCCAAGTTTATTTGAACAAGGGAACGACTCAAGAAGTCGTTATGAATATTGTTGGTATTGTTGATGCTCAACAGACAACCCTAACAGATACAGGTTCTTATTATCTGCCAGGTGACAAATTAACGGTTTCTAAACTTGGCGGTACTAGTGAACTTCCTGAGTTGACAACTTGGTTGTATAATGTTAAAAAATTAATTAGCGTTAGTGATGTTCAATTT